CGAAATAGTACACCACACCCCAGGTGAGGCCTATGAAAATGATTTTAAGAACAATGACGGAACACAACCCGCTGAGGTTCGTAAATGGGAGTCCATGTTTTACTATAAACTGGGCGCGCCAAAATGGTTTGTAAGGGAATTTGCTAGTAACACCAGTGTGAGGGTTTTCACGCGTTACGGTGTTAAGGGGAAAGTGACAGGACAACGCTGGTCGGGGGAAGTAACAACCACGACTGGGAATGGGTATGTCAACGCTTGCGTGTCACTTTCGGCTCTAGCGATTGCTGGTATTACAGAATCGACCACTTTGGTTTACGGGGATGATAATTTAACTTACACACGGCAGAGCAGGCACAACGTTGTGGATGGGTTTGCTACCGTGAGTGAGGAAATGGGCATGAAGAGCGAAGTCAAGATCGTTCAGAAGCGGGAAGAGGCAACTTTTCTCAGGAAGCGCTTCGTGCCTAGTGTCAATAGAACATACCCCGTACCATCTTTTGGACGTGTGTTGTCCAAGCTACCTGTGAGGAGCAATTTTAACAAGAACGTCACAGATGCTGATTATATGGCTGGCAAGGTCCTTTCTGCCGCATATGAACACAGACACATATACAGTCTACGAACCCTCCTTTTGGAAACAGCCGAACAATTGTCGCCAACTCCACACCTCGATATGAGGAACCAGGCCATGGCGTACAAGTATACTGCAGAGGAACTCATCACAATGACCGTTGAGGCAAAAACGGTGGAACCTGACATGCTAGGGTCTTTTCTACAACAGGTTTACGGAATCTGGGAAAATGACCTTGTGGATTGTTATTCATCTGTCTGCGATGGAATCTTGGGATACCAGCGCGTAAATGCAGGCAGGGGAAACAGGTACAAGACTGATACACCCATGGTCGCCCCCAAGATACCTAGGGCCCTATGGGACACAGCATTCGAGTCATTGGTGACGGTCGACGTCGCTCTGTAGGTTTTTGTGGCAACCGCCCGCAGCTTTCTGTAGGTTTACTGCGTTAACAATCTAACTGTTCCTACCAACAAGTGA